TTCCACCAGCAGCCGCGCCAACAATATCAATAAAGCCTGTTGACAGCGGAATTACGGGTGAACCTTGGTAAATCGCGTTAGTGTTTCCAGAGGCGATACGATACTCGGTCGCACCAGTGGTGTTTGTAGCCTGACCGACTACACCAATCGGACGAAGTCCGAAAGCACCGTTACTGTTTGCCATTGTAGCAATCCTCTTTCAATTAGTCGGAGTCTCTACGAGAACCTCCGAACGATACACGACTTTGCCGACTATTACTTATCGGCATAGAAGGATGTTGTTCCTTCATAAGGTCCTGATCTACAGCAGTCATTTGTTCGCGGGTTCTGCCCCCGTAATATGCAGTTCTTTCTGCTACTGTTTCAACAGGTATACGGCACAGCATCAGTCCGCCTTGTCCTATTACACCCTCGTAACGACCATCGTCGATAACGGGAGCTTCATAGTTTGGATATTCATCTTTCCGGACAGGTTCCCATCCTTCTCGTAGCTTGGCATTGACATTCATTTTGTCTTCCTCACCACGCATTGCAACTCGTATCCAACGATGCACAAACCCCTCTGGGGCATCAGGTGCTGCAAGGTGACTGGGCGGCGCCCAGGGTTTTCTGCGCGAGTCTAGTTCGCGTGTTTCGCTTGCGCGAGATTTTCTGTCAGTCATATCATTACTCCTTCACATATTTTGCATATTCTTCAAGCGGTACGTTCAGACGTTTCGCCATCGCAATTTGTGATGGTGATAGTTTCACCGACCTGCGCCCTGATTTTGCTGTACTGCGAGTTGCTGAAGCGCCAGCAGGTGCGACCTGTGCTCCACTCGATTTCGACGTTTTGAACTTGTGCGGAAACTCCGAACGCATTCTACGATCAACTTCAGTATAATACTCATCGGCTGTCGGGTCAAACCCTTCTTCTTCAACTAGCTTGCGATGAATACCAAACGCCGCATAAGTCATGACCTCGTCAGTCCCAAACCAATCGTTCTTTTCCGCCCAACCTTGGGCTTTCGGATCGGCTTTAGGGGCGGGCTGCTGCTGCTGTTGCTGCTGCGGGGCCATTTGTTGCTGCGGTACTTCTTGTTGCGGAGGAGGAGTTCTATCAGACCTTTGCTTGGCTAATCTCAAACGCTCCTGCTCAATAGACATCTTAGACAAAGACTCTTGAGCTTCCAACATCTTCTCGGTGTCACCACCGTCATACGCCTCACGGTAAAGCTTCTTTGCCGCCGCAATCTGCGTGTCCAGACGAGTGCCATACTCAGCAAGATAACCCTTGTCCAAGTTCTGCATGCGGGTCTTGAGGTTGGTGTTTTCGCTTAAAAGCTGCTGCGCCATGCGTACAGCTTCTTCCCGATCACGTTCCTCTTTACGGTACTTTTCCGTCAGTTTCTTAATTCGATTCTGGACCTTACTACTGTAATTCTCCAGTTCATCGTCTCCACCACTCTCGTTCTCGTTCTCAACTTGAACTTTCGCAGCGGCTTCTTCTTTTTCGGGTTCTGTAGATTCAATCTCTACTTCAACGCCAGTGTCCTCATCATCAAGGACCTCTTCATTTTCCTGTGACATATATTTCTCCTAAACGTGCTTAATGTCGTCAGGCTCTAAAATTGTGGCAATCACTTCGTCATCATTTATAATGCGAACCTCTCCACCATCAATCTTGAACCTGGATCCGGCGTACCGACCAATACATACCCACGCACCCTCTTTGCACCAAGGCTCACACTCCGGTCCAAATTTATTAGGGTCTTGATATGCTAGGGGGCCAACCTTGAGAACGTATGCTACAACCGTAGCAACCGCTTCTCGGTCCCGAACCTCATCAGGAATATATATACCACCCTGCGTCTTGGTTGCGCCCTGATAAGGCATCACCAACACACGCCAGCCTGTAGGCTGTGGTAGTCGTTCTGTAAGGGGTTTATCCAAAAGAGAAGGGTCAAGCACCTTTTCTTTGGCATCTACATATGCGCTTTCAACAGGACTAGAGTCGGCAGAAGCCTCCTTCTTTTCCTTGTTCATTTTCTGCGCGACATGTTCAGGAAGATATAAAGTCTTCGACATCGTCAGCGTGTTTCTCCAGCAGGGCTTTTAATTCCTCACGAGCGTAGGTCAGGCCCCGTATCTCACCTACCATGAGTTTATAGTGCTCCCAGTCTTTGGCAGCATCCATTCCCAAAGCACTTGCAATATCTTGTTCGCGCTCTCGTAGTAGCTTATACATATATTTCGCGAAATCAACACCGTCCATTAAAGAATATCTCTTTCTGAACCTTCGGCGTTAGCTGTTATCGGTCCGCCAGACACCCAATCTTCACAGGTATGATCCGCGCTGCACATAAATTTGTATATTTGACAGTAACCTGTGTCACCAGATTCGTCCCCAATACACTCCATCATGTCTTCGGTTTGATTATACGCACCGCAGTTTCCGCAAATCTCTGTCAGCATAAATCCGCCGTCATCCGCGGGATCACGATAACTTGCTTCATCCACAGCATACATCTTGTTAACGTCGTTAACCTCAATGTCCTGCGTAGCTACTGGGCAGCTAGGACCATCGTCGTCACCGCCCTGCATCTTATCTACCGGAATACCATCCGGTAGAATGCTGATCGAAATAATTGGCATCAGTATGTGTCTCCGCCACCAAAGCCACTTGTCTGGGCTGCTCCGCATCCGCGAGCTTGAACTTCCCCACCACTGCGATAACCTCGACGAACCATGCCACCATTCATATAATCACGTTCTGGGCTTCGTAGTTTTCCGTCTTCTCCGTAATAATCCACGCCAGGAGGAAGATCATCGTTTAAAGCCTCCCGTACAGCTTTATCTATCGCGTCCTTCATATTGGACTTTTTAGTGGGCCGAGCTTTGGGTCGAGGGGATTTCTTTGGTGCAGACATGTCAGTCTCCTAATCTATTAGTTCAAAATGTGGACCATCGATAAACGGACGACGCCCCTGTGATCTGCGCAAGTCTATATACGCATTCATTGCTTCTTCCATTGTACCTTCCCACTTGCGAATGTCCATTGGATACGACATCTCGGGTGTGCCCCACGCTGCACCCCAACAAATAGGAACGTTTAGCTGTATCGCCGCTTCTTTGATAGCGTCAGCAAGATCATCATAGACAGAGAGTTCCCAACTCGCTCTCCCATTTATGAAGGCCATAATATCGAAAGCCTTACCCTCAAGGTGCTTAGACTTCATCGTCTGACTAGCCCCTTTAGCAACAAGCTCTTTCTGCTGCTCAATGGTTCTCATCCCCTGAACCACTCCGAAATCGGTCTTGGTCATGGTTATCGCCATCTTGATCACCGCCTGTAGTCGATCATCAATGCCCTCAAGCCGATCAAGGCTGCGCCTACTTAACTTAAACTCGCTCATGTTACTTCCTCTTAAAAAAGGCTTGCGCCCCGCGCACACCGAAACTCGCTGAAATTGCAATTCCAAGGCTGTAAAAATACCAGTCCGGCGCCTTGGAAAGCTGCGCAAAACCACGGTCAACCCAACCTTCAGCACCCGGAATCCAACATAAAATCAATGGGATAGACAAGATTACTACGAACCACTCATCCTTCCAGCTTGATTTTGCGCCCTCCGCCATAATGCGCTCCCAGTCGGCAACGCTTGTCTTTTCAGACAAAAGTATCTGCGCCTTAGCCTTGGCCTCTGTGAGCTTTAGCTCCGCAGCAGCAGCATTCTTATCAGCCTTACCCTGTAGCCACGATCCCGCAAGGTTGGCTATCGGCCCTAATGCAGCGGTAAAGATACTCATTTCTCAGAACTCAACCAAACAGCTATTGTTCCAGTCATTGCTCCGCTGACTACCGAAATCATCGCTGATTGTTGGGTTGATAAATCATCAAGCGTCATTCCCCAATTAATTACGCGAATGTACATCACCATCATGACGAACATCATAATACGGGGCATCAAGCGGTATTGCAAAATCTTTTCAAAGGTATTTGCCATGTTACACCTCTATGTTTAACTTTGTTCCCTGCGGCCTATCCGCATTGGTCTTGCGGCCAAACCTATCATAAGTTTCCTGTAAGTCCAATCTTTGCTTTACAAGGCCCTCTAAATGCGCGTGATTAGCCCTATGTTCTTTTTCTACACGTTGCTCCGCTAAATGCGTCTCTATACGCTCACGCGCCCTCGTTTGCGCGTGTATGTCGCTTCCCACATTAAACGGCGCGTTGCCTATACCAGACACACCGTCAGCCATTAGCCAATTTATCCACGCCCCAGACCATTGCCGCGGTTCCTCCCAAGAAAATTGTAACACCTATCGCCAATGAAATACCCCAAAACAATCTATCCCTAGCTGCGGCTTGGGCTTCCAAGGCTTGTTTCTGGCGTTTTCTTGCTTCTGCCTGTTCACGCACAACCAAGTCCCACATGCCTGGGGGCCCATATAAGCGGCAATGGCTGCGAAGCGTCTCCATAGCTTCTTTGTGCGCCATTTTAGCTTGCGCTATAGCAAAACCTTCCTCTTCACTGGAAGTCAATCTTCCGAGTGGCCCCTTGTGCTTGCCCGATTCTGCAACAGCTATGTCGGCTTCTAATTTCGCCAGCTTTCCAAAATGAGGCAGAATAGAGTTCATATCCTTGCCAGCTTGCACGGCACTACTAATCCCGCCAGCTATCTTAGTGACAGCCCCAGCCAATGCTAAAACTTCTATCATAAAACCTTACCCACTCTGGCTACAGGAGGACACCGATAGTCATACGGTATCCGCACAATGTACGGGTAATGATAGTAAAAATGAGATAGTTCCCTTGGACAACGGTACACACACGCCTTGTGCATGTCTCCGCCCGACATCCCCACCAACACTGCGGTGAGAGCGCACAACACTAGAACTCTCCGACAAACCTCTGTGGTCGGGCTATCGGACTAAACCGCTTGTTAACCATACCGCCAGAAGAATATTTACTTTTACCCGCTTTGCTCAACGCAATAGCAACCGCTTGATCTTGCGGTTTTCCAGCAGCCATTTCTGTCTTGATGTTCTGGCTGATAACACCCTGTGATTTACCCTCCTTGAGAGGCATTTCTTTGCTCCACAGCTTGACGTTGCACATCTATGCGCTCGCGGTTCACATCAGTCCGATCATCCGCAATCTGCTCCTGCAACTCTAATCGAGCCGCGTCCGTTACCGCCCGCTGCTCAACCTTCATTCCTTCCAGTTCCAATTTGGCTTGATCAATCGCCGCCTTGTGGTTGGCTTCCATCTCCTTGATCGAAAGCTCCTTCATGCGAATATCCACTAAAGGATCTTCGTTTCCTTCATCCGCGCCCTTGTACGTCATCAACGGCGTTATTTCCTTAATCAACTCAGCCTCAACCTGAGCAACTCGTGCCTCAACCTGATCAGGTTCAAACTGCGTCTGCAACTGGGCCGGAGCCTGTTGTTGTGCCTGCATCATCATTTGCTGCGCCGACGCAGGATCTAATGCCCCCGTCTGAACTAACAACTGAATCTGTTGCATCTGCTCCTGCTGAGACTGCTGGTTCATACCCTGCTCCTCGTTCAGAGCCGCTATCTCCGCATCAACCATCTCACGAGCCTTCATACTAACATGCTGCAAGATATGCGCGAATAACGATGCCAACACAGGCGGAGCGTTCTGTAAAACAGATAACTCAAGCAAAGCCAAGTGTGACTGAATATGCGCGTCGTGATCCTGTTGCGGAAACGGCTGCGGTTTCTGACCATTGATTATCAACCCGTTCTCTACCGCCGGATCCGCTGGCTGCGGAGGAGGTGGAGGTGGAGGCAGAATCTCGTCTATGTTCTGCACCTCTAACGCTTGATACATTCTGCGGTACGCCGCATGCAGATTGTGCATCTGCGGATTGGATTGCGCCAACTGAAGTTGAGTCTGAGCCAGCGTAACCCGTTGCGACATTGAGAATATATTCGGATCTGAGACTGGGAGGACATCTATCCGAGCGTCAAAGTCTTGCGCCTTAACCTGAGAAGGTGCACCCGCCACCTCGTAGGGGTACTCCGGAGGCAGGTTTTCCGCGAAGATACGCGCCAGCAGTCTAAATTCTGCCTTCTGCGCGTAGTGCAACCGTTTGTGAATGGCCGACATAACCTTCATTCCACGCTCCAGCATGGCAACCGTAGTTCCCACAGGCGTTTCCTGATTCATGTCCGACATCTGCTGATCAGCTAACGCAACAAACCTACGTCCATCACTAACCAGTCCACCAAGCATTTGTGCCAACGTCGCTGACGGCTCCTTGTAGGGCAGAGGCACAATAGCGTCTCTGATGCTCCCACCTGGGGCGTCAATGTCCCTAAACTCTCCGGGCTGTAACGGCTCATCGTCATTGCGTACACGCACTCCACGGGCCTTAAATCCAGCGGGAAGGTTGGCTAACGTACCAGCGTCGATCAACTGACGTAACAAACTCGTAGCTGCGCGGCCTAAACCACCAATCATATGCACCAAACCAAAGCCGTAAAAGCCCAGACCCGGAGTAAATTTGTAGTGAACAAAGTATTGGCGCTTGCGCTTAACTAAGTCTTCCATCGCATAGTTGCGGCGGATAGCCAAGATCTCTCCAGACGTATCGTCTATCGTAACAATATACGGAAGCTTAATACCAGTAGGCTCACCAGTCATAGGGTCCGTATCCTCGAATCCCTCAATGTCCAGATCAGCATGCATTTCCAGAATTGTCAGAACATCATCGCTGTAGTTCTTAGACAAACCCTCAAGCTCGTTGACCTTCTGACGAACGGAATCCTCCTCCATGTCCGAAGAACCCTGCAAGTCCACATCACGGTACATTCCCGCAACCTGCATCTTACGAACATCGTTCTCGTCCATGCGTAAAACATGCGTCACACGAGTCGCCGTCATCAAATCAGACGCCGAATACGGTACAACCAAATCCTGCGCCGGAATAAACTTAGACACCGCCCGCTGTCTGGTCGGATCAAAGTAAACCTTCTTAAAGGTAGAGCCACTCAACGGGAGATAATACAGCAGCTGATCCATATCCGGATCATACTCTTCCATCACCTCAGTAATCTGATAGTTCATAAAGTCCTTAACACGCGTAGCCTGCTGCTCACGCTCAGGCGTCTTGGCTCCAAGCACACCCGTGCGAACCGGACCACCAGAAGGCAGTAACTCTTTATACGCCTGCGCCTGAAACTGCGTAACACTTTCAGCAACCATCGGATGCGTTATGCCACTTGCGCCCTCAAACGGAGTCGTCCGCTCCTCAGTCTTCAAACCAAGTAGGTCAAGTCCTTTGACATAAGTCTCTTCCCACTCAGATCTGGAATCCAAATCCTCTTCGTACAAAGCCCTCAAGTCACTCGACAACTCTCCCAGAGTCCCGTCATCCAAGAAATCAGCAAGGTTTGCGTCAAACGGAATCAACTCCTCCTGAGTGGGCAACTGCCCCGCCTCAGACAACGCTTGAATAATCGCGCCGCCCTGACCGTCGTCAATAACCTCTGCACCCCCAGGGAACTGCATCGGCTCATCTACCGGAATCTCTACATCTGGAAGTCCCGCTGTGTCATCGAGGTCAAGCCCCGGTGCGACCATGTTAGGTGGTAAAGCCATTAATAATACTCCCTCTTACGGGGCCTCCATTCTAAGCTGCCCTCGTCCTCACCATGCAGCGAAATAAATCCGCCTTGACGAAAACGCATCAGTGCTAGGGTCATACTATCACAAAAGTCATCATGATCGCCATTAGGAAATGAAACTACTTCCTCAACGACCTCGTCAGCAAACTTTTCGTGCATAGGGGCCCACACCATTTCTGCTTCAAACAGAGGCGCAACCATGTGCATTCTCGTTACCTTATCACTACCTTTGCCCGGTGAGAAGCCCAAGGCTGGAATACCACGAAGCCGCAACTCGTCAATAAGTGGCGTTCCCGTCGCTTTCGCTTCGACCAACACCATATCCGGCTCCCAATATTCGTGCTCCTCATAGGCAATCTCCTTTAGTTCAGGAAAGTTCCAACGACCCCTGCGGGCGTCCATAAGTATGATATGATCAGGACCACCGTCCTCGGGCTTGAATACCCCCCAAGTCGTGATCGCACTGTAATCCGCTGTTTCCTTCTTAGAGAACGCCGTGTCATAAGCCTGCAAAACATAATCCAAACGAGGGATCTTCTCCTTGTCCCAGTCCTGCCACCACTCTCTCTTGATAATCGCACTCTCAGATGCAGTAGGCTGCTGCTGCCACTGCGCGTTCCATTTGCCAACAGGCAAAGACGCCTTGATCGACAACAACGTATCTTTGTCCCAGAACTCCGGCCATAACGGCTTGTCGCTGGGCATAATCGCAGGAAACTCCACGACCTCCCACTGATCCGCCATCTTATCGCCAGTCTGAGCCTGCAATAAACGACCAGTAAGATCCTTCTTACCCCAGCGAGTCATAACCAGAATAATAGAACCCCCCGGCTGCAAACGCTGCCGTGGACCAGATGTGTACCACTCATACGCGTTGTCGAACGCGCTCTCGCTTAACGCATCCTGTTCCGAATGCGGGTCATCAATGATGAGTAAATCCGCACCACGGCCCGTAATGGCCGCTCCAACACCCGCCGCAAAGTATTCAGCACCCTTGTCAGTGCCCCACTTACCCGCGCCCTTGTTATCTTCCTTGAGGTTAGTCTCTGGAAAAACCTCTTTATACGCTGGATCATCAATCAAATCCCTTACTTTTCTACCAAACCGTACCGCCAACTCAGTGTTGTGCGTGGCCTGAATGATTTTTAATTTCGGGTTTCTACCTAGAAACCAAGCAGGCATTAAGTAGCTTGCAAACTCTGACTTCGAATGCCGAGGAGGCATGTTAATAATTAATCGCTTGAGCTCCCCTCGTGCAACACGTTCAAGTTTTTCCGCAATAATCCGGTGATGCCGACCTTCAATGAAGTTTTCATACACATGATGCGCAAACGGCATAAACCGTTCGGAAGCCTCCTCCCGTAAATCCAGCGTCTTTTTGGCTTCCGTTAACGCCAGTATCTCTTTTAACGCGTCTTCCGGTAAAGCCTGTAGATTCATCGACGTACCTGCATAATCCCCGTATTAGCTCCAGCCAAACCGGACTGCTGCCGTTGCTGCTGTGGGCCGCGCATCATCTGATTCATCTGCGTTAATTGCTGCTGAATTGGATTTGGAGCCATGGGTTGTAACGGAGTTGGTATAAAATTGCCTATAGGTTGTGTGTAACCAGGGTTTCCACCCGGCGTCACGTTCATCGGATCAGGTAACTCATACGTCGGAGCAGACGGCGAATCAGGAAGTAACCCAGTATCAGGATCAATCACACACATCATCTGATCTTCGTCGTACACATACCCATCAGGACATGGATCCGCGGGCCCAGCAGCTTCCATCGGGGCAGGAGAATCATCATCCCCACTACCCATACCAGCCATAATCGACTCGCGCTTCTGAACCTGCATTGGATCCTCGTCCAACGTGTTCTCGTCCTTCGTATTGTACGACATGCCCAACGCGTTATACGAATACGTCCGACCCTCAGAATCTCGATACACAGGCTTGCCGTCAATAATATTCACAATCGGATCATCCGACCGCGCACCGCCAAGATACCCAAGCGCCCTCTGAGGAGCACTCGTCAGAATCGCAGATAGACCTTCCTGCTTTGCCGCTGGTAAAGTTAAAAAATCCGAAGAGTATTCATCCGTCCGACCAGAAGATACCGCTGGATAAAGCTGCTCAAACGTGGGCTTGTTACCCTCAGAATAACTAAAACCCGTAACCTTCCCTTTGTCATCCCGCTCAACAATATCAGGCCGAGCTAGAGGACGAACAGTAGCCGTTTCAGGCAATCCCGTAGAACCTGAGTCCGAACCCGAGGGAGGATTGTTCGCCGTATACTTATCCGCAGCGGCCTGCCCTTGGTTCTTCGCAATCGTCTCCGCCGTCCGCTCGTGGTACGCGTCGTCCTTTTTCCTAAATCCAAGGCCCATGGTTATATCGTCGTATAAACTCATTATTTTACCCCTCCTATGGCCGGAAGTCCGTAGCTGGCAGAGGGTATTTCTACCCCATATTCAGCGTTTAAAGCATCAAAATAGGGGTTAAATGACTGATTTAAGTCAAATCCACCCTGTGACATCCCCATCTGAGGACCCGCAAATATATCAGTGTAATCCGTCGTACCATACGCATCAGGGCCCATCTGACCACCCATCGGAGTAGGCTGGAAAACATTCGGATCAAATCCACCCGTGAAATCTATAGGCTTCAAGCTATACTGCCCAGGATCAAGGGCCGTGGAACTCAAAGCATCCATCGCCTGCGTATAAGCTGGCTGCGTAGGCGCCTGTATAGAGCCCAATCCAGACGAAATCCGCTTCTCACGGTCCGCTGCGTTATCTGCCAAGAACGCACGAGACTGAAAACCTCGAGCATCCCGACGTAAACCCTCCGCAACACCACGTTCAGCGTCCAAATCAGCCAACGTCTTCGTCTGAGTACCCGTCAACGTAGCAAAATCATCGCTCAACGTGTCATAATCCGTGCTCAAAGTACCGTAATTACCAAATAACTCGTCATACGTCCCTTTTAACGCAGTCTTATCCTTGTCCAACTGGTCGTAATTATCCTGCAACGTGCCCAAATTACCAATCGCAGTGTTGTAATCCGTGGTCATCGTTCCGTAATTAGACGTAAGCGTGTCATACAACCCACTTAACGTGTCATACTCACCAGCCTTCGCATCCAAATCCGCCTTGGTCGTGCCCTGTAACTCCTCAAGAGTCCCATATTGACCGCTCAACGTGTCATAAGTGCCCTGCAACGTACCATAATCCGTGGTCAACGAACCGTAATCCCCGAACAAAGTATCAAACTCGCCCTGCAAATCGCCCATCTCACCAACAGTGGAGTTGTACGTCCCCTCTAAAACACCATACGCGTCCTCCGCAGCCTTCAACTTCTCCTTGGTGTCCTCAATCGCTACAGCCTGATTGTAGTTGTAACCCAAACTTGTCGAATCATCCGACGTATCGTAATCATAACCCATCTCATCCAACAGATTTTTATAACGATCACGCTCACGAACCTCGGCCAACAAATCAACCAACTGACCAGAAGTCATACTCGAATCATAAGTGGACCCATAACCAAGATCCGAAATAGCCGTCGCCGCGTTGCTACGATCCCGAGCCTCAATGTACTGATTCAAGTAGCTGTTTATATCAGCGTCATCCCCAGGCAACAAATTGTCGTACCCAAGACCCGAAATCCGATTCTGAAACTCCCCGTACAACTCGTTGTTGTAATCGTCCTGAGTCCGATAAGAACGACCCGTGTAATCAATAGTCTGCTGACCACCAAACGTATCGTTGAAACTGTAAATCTGATCAGAACCTGGAGTGTAAATCCCCGGATCATACGAACTAAACGTCGTATATGAAGAATCATCCTCACCCATCCAATCAGGCCGCTGATTCAATATCGCATTCGTCTGGCTCTTGTACCGCTGATATTGAGATCCGTAACCCGCGTTCTTTACATCATCACTCTCATTAGACAACCAACTGTCAAAATCCGTCGTACCCTCACGAAGACGCTGGTCATAAAACGAACGATCATCGTTCTTCATATCCGCGTCAGTAGCGTGAATCTTCTGCGTATAACCAGATACAACATGCTCCGGTATATACGAACCACGCTCCTCCGCCGTTAATCCAAACTGATCCTCGTTTAAATAATTTACATAACTACCAAACTTGTCATTAAAATCAGCGTCCGGCTTGTTCGCAGCACTCCATGTCGCAAAATCATCAGGAGTCGGTATTACAGGAGCAGCCGCTTTTTTACCGCCGCCGCCGCCACCAAAAACCTCTTTTAATATCGCTCCGCCAATAACCGCCGCAAAGAAATTAAACATCAGATAAAACTCCGGTCCACACTCCAACTGTTAAACGCTTCTAACATACGTCCACCAACAAATCTACCTCGCTCCTCGGTCAAGCGTAATACCCACGAGCAGCACCACCAAACGGACTAGCCTGCTGAGGTTGAGCATAAACCTGCTGCTGCCTGTTCTGAGGTTGAGCCGCACCCAACTGACCCTCAAAAGTAGCCTGACCAACACTCGGCATCACTCCAAACTGCCTCTGAGGCATCTGACCATAAGCCTGCTGAGAACCATAACCACCACCCATCTGCTGCATCCCGCCACCACCAGCAAAAGCCTGCGATAACAAAGCAACCAACATCTGCATCGTGTTGTTCCCCATCTGCTGATGACCAAAACCACCACCATAACCACCCTGCTGCATCGGATGACGCATCATCGGAACCTGCCGCTGCATCTGCATAGGTGCCTGACCCATGATCCCACGCTGCTGCTGACGCATCATCTGCATCATCTGCTGACGTTGCTGCTGCTCCTGCTGATGACTCTGATACGCATCACTCGACGTAAACGCAGTCTGTAACTCATTCAAACGAGCTAACTCATCCTCAGTAGGACCCAAACTCCGCTGATACTCCTGTAAAGCCATGTAATCAGCATTGTCCGCAAACGGATTCGCAGGACGCTGCGGCGCAGCCATCAAACCACCCATCTGATTTATCTGTGCAAAAGACATGATCCTCGCTCCTCGGTTGTTGAATGCAGTTTATAACAAACCCAAATGAAAATATAGGGGCGATTTTTCTCGGTACTTGTGCACTGGATACAAGTCCAATGAAATTACCCCCGAATGATTTTACAAAACCATGTATATAAGTCGCATATAGCAGCAGCACCCCCCTTTTGGGGGGTGCGGGGGTCGGCGCCCGCGGCGCGGGCGGGCGCGGGCGGGCGGAGTAACCCCCAAAGATGGCGCCGGATGGATGAAATTAATTGATAAAACTTGTAATTAATTGCATTTTAGGTGTTGACTATCTGACATCTATGCTCTACATCTATAGATGTAGCAAGGACGCTACGGTCAATAAAGGAAAGAAACAATGTCAATCACCAAAGCAAACCAATTAGGTCGGATCGCGGAGCTCGAGGCTCAAATCAAAACTCTTACAAAAGAACGCGACGCGCTGCGAGCCGACAGCGTTTCATTCGGGTACGCCCGCTGGGAGTACACGGTCCGGATGAGCGCGCCATCACTGGCATGGTGGAAAGAGAACCGCCCGACAGTATGGCGCAAATATGCCAAAGAGACACGCGTCAAGAAGTTCGTCGCGGTATAATTCAACGGGGGGCGGTTGCCCCCCACATTCAACAAAGGAAAGAAAGATGGACAATAAAACTAAAACAATCAAACCCCACGGGTTTTTCAACACTCCAGAGTCATTTGATGTGATCGAGGATTGGATCAATCGGCACCCCAAAGAGGATCGAATCCACTTGATGACAGCTGCGATGATGACTTGGAACTATGCCTGCAAAGTAGCAAACGACGAATAAAAAGACTTGTAGCCCAGTACCATCTGGGCTACACTCTACTTGTTCAATTAGGAAAGGAAAGAACAATGCCAAGAACTTCATTTGGAAAAATCCGCCCAGCGGATACACCCTACGCTACATATGCCAACGATCACGGCATGGTGTGGAAGGTTCTAAAAACTTACAAGCACTCAGCTGCTGAACAGAAAGATCCCTATGCTCGCTGGTTTGTAGCAGCCACATCGCCTATGATGCACGATGGGGGTTACGAGCTTGGCGATACCTACGCTCGAGATATCACTCGATTGTACAGAGGCTTTCTAATCGACGCGGATCCAGAATGGTGCGACGAGTATGGTGCGCCACAAGAGAACATCCCAGCGTTATAAACTGAACCCCGCCCCTGGCTGCTCCGATATCTGGAGTCTACGCGCCAGGGGCTTTTCTATAAGGAAGGAAAGAACAATGGAAACTATATGGAACATCACGCTGGGCTTTGTCATGGGCTTGATCATTGCAACCGTGCTCTTCGGGCCCATCATCATGGGCTGGGTATAACGCCATGAACATCACAAGCACAATCGAAAGCGGATGGCGCTACGTTTATGACGAAGACTATCAGCGAGCACAATCATATGCGGATGATCTGGTTACCGCTGCGAGCCTTAATCAATGGCATGACAATCGAGGCACACGAGGCTGGCCCCGGGTATCACTACCCTGGGAAAGAAAAGAAGATAACTTGCTGCTGCGACTGCTGCGCGAGTTCGATGGGCGAGGAAAGAAGAACGTCATCGAGCTATGTATCGCCCAATCGCTAGGACGCACCCCAGTATCAGTTCGCACTCGGATCAACGCTATTCGATAACACATAAGAATCCCCTGGCTCTTGGGTTAATGAGCCTCTTTCCTTCGGGCCCAGGTGCGCAGCGCCTGGGCCTTTGGCGTTCGGGCCGCAGGGCGCAAGGCGCAAGGCTCGCTCCGCTCGCAAAAAATATGTCAAGGCGCAGGACCGTTGCCACTTGGCAACCTTTGGCAAGTGACAAATAACTTGTTGACAGCTTGTTTGCTATATGCGAAGATGGGTCATAGGCAATCAGGCCTATCTCAACAAGGAAAGATGTTATGAGAAAATCTTACGTTTCAGAAACTACCCTGAAGGTTCAAGTCGAAATCGATCTGGGCGAAATCGAAAACCTGATTAGCAGCTTGAGCGATCTGGACACCGCGGAAGGTAAAAACTACCGCGCCAAAGAACTGGTAACCAAATTGCAAAAGCTCAAGCGCGAGGCTGCCGAGGAAGCGCGTCGCGGATTTGAGCGGATGTTAGAGCAATCTTAATTAGGGAGGGGCGGGCCGAGAAGCCCGCCCATTTTTTATGGCACATGGAGATCCAGCAGATCGAGGCGGCGCCGATGCTTACTATGGCAGGCTAGTCGATCCGCATTACTGGCCCGACGGAACGTACAACGGAACCCGGATCGAGCGAGACAAGATGACTAAAACCCAGATAGAAGACTATCTCAAAGCTTACGAAGAGCAGGACTTCTTTAAAGACTGGGGATATGAATGACGCCAGGGCCCTTCGGGGCCCTTTCGCGTCGCGCCCTGGCGCTGCGACGTAAAACAGAAAAGACAAGGCGCAGGGCGCAAGGCGCAGGATCGACGCGCAGGACGCAAGGCGCAGGAAAAATAAAACTTGCGGACCACTTACAATCTGCTAAACTCTAAGCATTCAACAGAAAAGGAAACAAACACCATGAAAAGCGCAATCATCTACAACGGGCCTAGCCTCTTGGATGGTCAACCCATTGTCGTCATCGCGACATATTCAAACCGCAACACCAAAACGGGAACGGTCGTGCAAACTTACATCTTGTGCCGCGACACAAACCCGCTTGAAGCTTCAAAGACTGGCGCAGACTTTTCAATTTGCGGCGATTGCACCATGCGCGGCGAAGTAACAACGGACCCGCAACGCAAGCAAGCAAAAGGGCGCCGCTGTTATGTTAACTTGGGGCAAGGCGTCTTGATTGTTTGGAAAGCATTCCAGCGTGGCGTATATAAAGACGGGCCCGCTCGGGTCATGGGCCGCGGTCGTTTCATTCGCGTCGGGACATACGGCGATCCCGCGGCGGTCCCGTCCCACGTTTGGGACGAGCTTCTAAGTGAAGCGGATACTTGGACCGCTTACAGCCACCAATCCGGATTCCGCCCCGACATCGCGATGCAATCCGCCGACGACCACGCGCAAGCGGTCGCGCATTGGAAGCAAGGGCACCGGACATTCCGAGTAATCGCGGATCTAGGCGATCTAGACAAGGCGAACGAGGCCCTTTGCCCTGCATCAAAAGAAGCAGGGCGCCGCGCTCAATGCACCGCTTGCAAATTATGCAAGGGCTCGAGCCTAGCAAAATCAATCGCGAT